CGGCTGTGTAGCCGGATGCGGGGCTTCTTGCGTATCCGCCATTTTAAATTCTCCTTAGATTTGGTATTCCTTGATCTTCTTCGCCATCTCTCCAGTTTCGACAATACTGGTTAGATGAAGGCGTAGTCGCTCAAGGAGTCGTAATGAAAGCCAGCATTGCTCCCGGCTTTCGACATCGTTCACACTTGAATTTGCCCAAGTGTTAAATAAATTCTCTCCTAGTGTATCAAATGCTTCGTTGTACATCGGGTCATTGAGGAGGCGGTGTGCTTGCTCCTCTCTCTGTTTATCTGTCATAATTTACTAGTTGTTAGTGTAAACCGGGCCGGGGTCTATAATTCCCCCACCAACTATACCCAAAAGACCGTCATTATTTGGTGGAGGATTAAAGGAGGGGTCGAAGGGGTCTTCTGTTGGCATTGGAGAATAATAATCCTCCGCTGACTTTAGATCAAATAAATTCCTTATTTCCCCCAATTTTGAATGTTCTGGAAAATACATATCAGAAAGCATAGAACTTTCTTCAGGTGAGACAGGTCTTCCTATATAATTACTCAACACATCTTCATATGTGTGAGCGCCGGCAGGAAGTGAATCAAAATAAGATTCAAGACCAGAATAGTCGTATGAATCTAAAGGGGGATATCCAGAGTAGTCATGTTCCGGTGGAAGATAATCTTCAGAGAACGGTGGAGGAACATACGGCAAAGGAGTTGTAGTAGAATCTGATATAGGTATTGGGGTAGAGGAATTATTTTCTACATCCCCTATTTCCCAAGACCATACAGGCGTTATCCCATCTGGCCCCCTTTTAAATGGTTGGGTCGCTTCTTCTTTAAATCCCTCCGCATCCGCGTATTCGGGCCAAGGATTCGGCCCCCAATCGTGCATCTTTAAATCATCCGGTATTTCTCCGGGTGGGGCAAGCGGCATTGGGCCAGTTTGAGAATCATTATAGTGCATATTATAATATGTAATAGGAGTTAAATCCCATCCTTGCGTTCCCGCACCCCTTTTAAAGTAAGAAACCAAAGGTTCGTCACTAACTGGTGTTGGGGCTGACTCAGTTGGCTCAGTTGGGGATGCAGACAAACTAAGATCAATTGCCGAATCCACTGGTGTTGGGGCTGGCTCAGTTGGGAGAGGTTCCATTGGAATCCAATCTGATAAACCCCATTGCTCATTGTACAATGGAGGGAGACTGGGGAGGTCATAAATGGGCGCACTTGCGGTATCCGGGCCAAAGTAAGGATGCGTATCATACTCCCATTCGCCGGGTTTAGGCTTTCTCTTATTGAGTGCGAAAAATTCAATCCATGAAGGGGTGGTAGCCATTTTTAGTATTACCCTATTGCAACCGCTCTGTTCTGTTTTTCTTCTAGCGCAAGTTCAGCGGCTTTAAGTTGTGCATCAACCGCATCCTTTTTTGCTTCCTGCTGAATCTTCTGCATCTTAACCTGTACATCAGCCGCCTTGATCTCCAACTCTTTCTGTTTGAGTTGTAACTCCATTTGCTCCTGTTGTGCTTTCATTTGCGCTTCAGGATCACCTTGATTTTGCTGGGGCGGGGGTGGTGGGGTTAGGAAGTCATCAACATTCTGATAACCCATAGCCTTAATAAGAGCCGCACCAAGATTATACATATTCTGTGGAGTTACAATGGGAAGACCTCCCTGCATGGCCTGTCCTGCAAACTGTAGCATCTGTGACAGATGAGCCATCTGCTGATCCTTTGATCCATTTCCAAGAGCGACAGATACAGTGCAGTCCATCTTGTCGTTCCACATATCAGGGCGAACAGGAACCCACTCATTCCTTAACATGACTACACGCTCTTTATCCTGATTCTTTAGGAGCAGTTCGTAGATGCAATACATCAGTTCCTTAACACCTGTCTCGGCGAACTGTCGAGCAATTAACTCTACCCTGCTCTGGGCATTGGTCATCACCGCATTAACCGCTGTGGCCGTTGTATGGCTTGTCAGGGCATCTGCGTTAATACCTTGTGTATTTTTATTTACACCTGTCCTAGACTCCCTTACCTCATCGAGATATCCAAGCATTTGGAATGATTCTGGTTGAAGGGGAGGGGTAGCCAAGGGCATGACTGCATTGGGGGATTTAACTCTAACAACTCCACCCGGCCTCTGCGTCAAGAGGTCATCAAGGTTCGCTTGGCCCTCAAGGACTGCATATCGACCAAAGTTCTGGTTATAGGCGTTGTCCATCAGGTTACGCATTAGCGTACTCTTGATTAACTGTAAGTCCATTACGAGGTCAGCAACAGATAGACCAAAGAACTTATGGGGGATTTTTAGCGGGGTGATTGAAACAAACGGAACCTTGTCAATCTCCTCATTGGAGAAAACATAATTCCCAACACTACAGACTTTTCTCAGTTCCGCTATGCCATCATCATCATAGTCTGTTCGGATAAATGATTCGTGTAGCCAATAGTCTCTTAGCGCCTCCTCCTCATTACCTCCCCAACCAGCGGCAATATTTGAAGAGTCATCGAAATCATAACGAGCCAGTCTTTCCGAATTATATAACTCTTCAGAAAAACCACCACCCAAATCTTCAGGGCCAAAGTCCTCATCGGGATACATAACCCTCAGTTCGGATAAAGTCTTTCGTACACGGTGGCAGACAAACCTCGCATCCTGAATACCTTTGGCCTCTCTGGAGATTAAGAATTCATCAGGGGGTACATTCTCTACCTTTATCTTTCCGTTGTAACTAGACCTCTTTATTACAACGTCATGGTATATTGCCTCTGCCTCGCCATATTCCGTATGCTCTACAACCTCAACTTCGTCATTAGAGATAAGATATTCAAACTCCATATCTCCAAGATTTCTATACTCTTCCCTTTGATCTTCTTGGTATTCATCCCACCATACCTTTACGATGCCGTTTTTCTGTAGGAGGGCATCATGGAACCATGAGTACAGGATTTCCCAGCCGGGATTATCTTTTGTAAAGACGTAATTAACGTAATCAGTGGCTTGATCTGCGGCGGCTACATCTTCTGGGCCGTGAGGGGTGAACTTCACCATCTCATCACCAGAGGCGAACACCCTCATCAGGGAGGGTTTAATCCACTCAATTGTGTCCTGTACCGTGGAATCAACGTATTGACTACGGCCATCAACCTCATTGCCAAAGGGAAGGGCATAGTAATACTTAATAGCCTCTTCTCTCTGTATAGAGATTTCACCATCGTACCCAAGAGAATCATTGATCTCCTGATGGATGCGTGAAATTAGTTCTTGTTCTGTATCAGACAATTCCGTAGTTCCTATAGGTTATTTCATTAGTCCAAGTTGGATCAGACCCCGCTATTGCGTGTCTTTGTGATTGAAATGCGTATCTTGTCGCGCTCATAAGGTCATCCCTGATAGGTACTACCTTACCTTGCTTCCTGTGGTACATCCTAAACTCTTCAAACCAGTCACCCAAGGTATTAAATACCTTGAATCTGCCGTCCTCCATGTACTGGATCATAGCCATAAGCCCCTCCTCGATAGAGTTGGAGCCTTTTATCTGCCCTAATGCGGGTGGATTTGTGAAGTGTTCTAGTAGGAAATTACAACCATGACTTCTGTACTGGTCGGCTAGACCCGGATTCCCCATGCTATCCCTGCGGTTTCCGTCATGTGGGTAGGCAATTGGGATGAAGTGCGGCCTTTGCTTGATAGTTTCGGCGTGAACAGCCGGACTAGCCTTTGACGCTCTATAACAGTCATAAACGTAGAATGTATCCGTTTCGTTGTCTACAGCGCACCATACCACTGCTGTAGGGTGATCCCAACCGAAGTCAATAGCCGCTATTCTGGGCCAGTGTTCTTCGATTGATATAGGTTCAATCATTAATTCATCTTCACTAACAGGGAAGATCAGGCCGGAACCGATAGAGGGTCTACCATATCTCCTCATCTCCCTTTCATGTGGGGAGTATGCACTGAGAATCTGCTCCATCACGGATTCGGAAAGATGCCCACTCTCGCCCATCATTGACTTGATGTTTTCCGAGGCATCGTCCCACGTTGCATTTGATAGGGATTGCCCTTTCTGGATACGGTTCATAAAACTGGCAACCGTTTCAGTCATGCCCTGTTCAGGGGTGAAGGTCATATAGACCATTCCCCGCCTATCTAGGGTTCGTGTGACGGCCTGTGAGTAGAGTTCTCTGCTTGGTTCCTCGTCCAGCCATACCACATCGACTGACCTGCCCTGCCACTTTTCTACACCCATCTCATAGGCTTTGAAGTGTAAAGACGAGTTCCCTCCTGTAATGTGCCGTATGAGGGCTACGGACTTGGCGTTTGGTACTCCGGGCTTCCGTTCAGTTTTTATTATACATTTCTGAGGAATGGAGCCGGAGCCAAAGGCTTCGGGATCGTCGGGGGAACCCAATAGTTCTGCTTGTACGATATCTCTGGTTGTTTCGTTTGATACACCGCCAGCCCATGCTGTGATAGGTTGGGTAAACTTCCTGCCTTGCCACCAATCAGGGTATAATCCAGTGAGATGGTAGGACATTTCAGCCGCCCCACAGTAGGATTTACCGATACGGTTAGCGGCCATCAGGAGGCGTTGAGAGTTATCCTCCCCTGTTTTATGAAAATCCATCTGATATGGATATGGATCATAGTAGTTTATCTTGTTAAACCGCTGTCTCTGCTTTTGTGCTTGCAGAAGTTGTAGCAGTTCAGTGTTTGATGAGGGCATCTATTTGCCTTTGTATTTCCTCGTCTGACATTGCATCAATGTTGGTAGTTTCAACCCTCTCTACTGGTTTAAGCCCAGACCTATCCAATATATCTTTAGCCGCCGCCAAACGTACTGACTCACTTTCCCCCTGATCTATGAGAGCCTGAATAGCAGATAGGGAGGCAGGAACCATATCCTGTACCATTCTCTTGATACGCTCCTGTATCTGGTCATTAAACTGTTTCTTTAGCCTATGACCCGATTGCACCGCCCCTTTTGCGGAGTATCCTGCGTGTACTGCACTTTGGGTAGCATTACCAGTGCGGCAGTAGTGCTCTATGAATTTATCCTGCTTTTCTGTGTTCATCGTAATTAAAATTTATACCCATACTTTTTTAACAAATTTAAATACTGGTTTTCTCTAGCCTTATCTCTTAAGGCTTTTTCGTAAACACTTGTGGCGGCATCTTGTATTGTATCACTAGGACTCCATATATGTCTAGGGATATTACCAAGATTCTCCATTGCATTAATCATAGGGTGATGAGGGGAAGTACGAGATTCATAACCCATGTTTCTTAGAGCGTTATGCCTGTATTCATGCGCTACTAACTGCTCTTTACTTAACTTACCTTTATTATACCAATGTTTTAATCTGGGTTCACTGGCTATCCTGACCTCGTATGGGTTCGACCAACCTAGCACATTAAAGGGTAATCTGCTTGGGGATTTAGGTTTTAACTCTGGTTTGAAGCCGGATTTTGCCCACTCTTTAAGATTATCGTTGTAC